ATCCAGGGACGCTACGTGGAGCGCGGCTCGTGGCGGCCAATCGACTACGAGGTATAGGTGATGGGAATGGGCGACTCATGCGGGGCCGTGCCGTCATACGACGCGGTGGAGATGAAAGAGACGGACGAGCCGTGCGCCAGGCTGTGCGGCAACTGCGCGCACTTCGACGTGCTTGATGACTATCCGCGCGACCCGTGCAAGTGGTTCGGGGTGTGCGGCAGGGAGGTCGCCGAGGACATGCAGAACGTCGGACTCGACTGGATTTATGACCACGGGCGGCACTGCCAGGACGGATGCGAGAAGCCGGACGAGTGGTTCAAGGAAGGATAGATGATGATGAAGGCGATGATCAGTCAGCCGATGGCCGGCAAGACGGACGAGGAGATTGAGGAGGCGAGGGGCGGGGCGCACGTGAGGCTGCTCAAGATGGGCTTTGAGGTGGCCGACACGGTGTTCGATTTCACCGAAGAGCAGCTGAACGCGCTTGGCGTGAAGAATGCGGCGCTGTACTACCTTGCAAACTCCATCCAGGCTATGAGCCGCTGCGACTGCATATATTTCGTGAAGGGCTGGGAGAAGGCGCGCGGGTGCCGCATCGAGCATGATGCCGCTGTCGCATACAAGCTCGAGGTGCTGTATGAAGATTAGCGACGAGAAGCGCCGCAAGGTGGCGGCAAGGCTCAGAGGGCTTGATGTCGAGATAACCAGCCGCGACACGCTCGAACGAGCCGTGGGCAAGTTCACGAAAGCCGTGTGCGGAGACATTCCGTTCTCGCCGATTCGCTACTCGGTGCGTAACCTATGCGGCCTTGCCGCCATGCTCGCAGACCTCATCGACCCGACGTGCCGAAATGTGAGCGGATACAAGGACACGCTCGAGTGCAGCGAGTACCGATGCAAGGTCGAGCTGATAACCGAGGCTTGCAACGAGCATGGCGAGCCTTTCCATGTCCCGCTCATGCCGTCGTACTGCCCGAACTGCCGCGCGAGGGTGGTGAATGGCGATGAGTAGGTCCGTCACGTGTCCGCGTTGCGGCATCCGCACGCAGAGCAAGTTCACGACCGACCCAAACAAGAGGCCTCGCCACGTGGGCGAGCTCAGGTTCTGCCCCGTCTGCGGTGCCCGACTGCATCTTATAAGGGGCGCCAACGGCAGGGTAAAGGGCGTGGTGTTTATTGATGACTAGCGACGAGAGGCGCCTAGAGGTGGCGGCGAGCTTGCGCGCATCCGCGAACGTCGGAGGTGCGCGGACATTGAAGCGAGAGCTCGCGAGGGCGCTCGGCATCCGGCTCGACGGTTACACCCCGGAAGGCTCGCATTCGAAGATTCTGCGCGGTCTCGCCGACCTAATCGACCGCCCGACGTGCGAGATGAAAAGCATCCCGAAATCGAGCTATCGCGTGTGCTCCCGGTGCGGAGCGTTCGTCAGGCGAGACGCTGTGACGAACTGCACCGAGGCAATCCCCGCCAGGTTCTGTCCGAACTGCGACGCGAGGGTGGTGGGCCCCAATGGCGAGTGACGGCCTGCGCTGCTGCAACAACTGCGAGTACTCGCGCCTCGTGCTGACGCTCGGCGGCCGCTGCATGACCGTCTGCGACGGCCAGGACGGAGACATGCGTGAGGTCATGGGCAACTTTAGATGCGACGGCTTCGAGCCATGGGAGAGGCCGAGCGGATACGAGCTGCCCGCCAGGGGAGGCGGCGCCGATGATTAGCGCCCTTCTCGCGGCCATGGTGGCCGTGCTCGTGGTCGTTGCGGCGCTGCTCGTGGTCGTGCTCGCGCTGCTGTGCCGGATTCTGGCGCTGTGTGGCGCTGTGGCCGATTCCAAGGCGCGATGCCGTGCCACGCGCACGCCTACAGCTGAGCGTCACTTCTCGGGCGGCAGAGGGGCTGTGGACGCGTCGGTTCACTCGACCACGCGCGTCGTGGCGAGGCGGGCGGTGGCTAACCTTCAACCTGAGGTAGAGGGTTATAATCGAAACCCTAGGTAATTCCGTCCGTCTGGGGGTTGGTTTGGGCATCCTGCAAGCCGTCTACGTCATCGTCCTCACGCTCGCCCTCGTGGTCGTGATCGCATGCAGCCTGTGACGCCGAGGCCCCGGGCAACGGACGCCGAGCCTCGGCGCTACGTGGACGCCCGCGAGTTCTTCGCCGCCGTGCGCGACGCGAGCCGCGAGGCCGGGCGAATCCAATCTACCGCGCGGAGGATGCAAGACTCCGAGGGCCTGCGCGGCTCCGGCGGGTTCGAGCCGCGCGTCCGCTCCTCCAACGCAGACCCAACCGGCATGGCGCGCGTGGACGCCCGAATCGACTTCGAGGCGGCCAACGAGCGGCGCCTGGAGGAGGACTACGCGCTCATCGACGCTGCGTGCGCCGTCATCTACGGGCGCGACGGGCGCGGCGACGGGCTCGAGCGCCTGATGGGCTCCGCCGTCTCCGACTGCATGTGGTGGCGCTTCTGCGCCGCCGAGTCGTGGGCCGTCGTCGCCGACGCGTGCGGCTACTCCAAGAGCCAGGCCCGCCGCCTGTGCGCCCAGGGACTGGACGCCTGCGACTTCTTCGGGTGGCCGAACGTGGTGGACGGCACCGGCAGCGCGGAAGGGTAGCATCTCCGTAGCACCCTTCTCGATTGGAGTAATTAATGTCGTGGGTAAACACGTCAGGCATAGGGTCGCGCGACTGGACGTGCGGCTACTGCGGAAAGATCGTCGGTGGCAAGATGGGCTACCACAGGGAACAGCTGACGGGCTCGACTTGCTTCGACCGCAGCAAGATATACATCTGCCCTAGGTGTGAGAGGCCGACTGCATTCATCGTCTCTGACGATGGTGGCGTGGAACAGGTACCGGGGCCCATGGAGGGCGCGGCCATCCAGGGGCTACCCGAGACGGTTTCCGTGCTCTACGACGAGATACGAAAGTGTGTCCAGGCCGGGGCATACACATCCGCCGTCCTCTCCTCGCGGAAGATGCTCATGCACATCGCCGTGGACAATGGCGCCGAGGAGGGATTGACGTTCGCACGTTACGTTGGCTGGCTTAACGACGCCCATTACATCCCGCCGAACGGCGCCGAGTGGGTGGACGAGGTCAGGAAGCGCAGCAACGAGCAGAACCACGAGATCGTTCTTGCGTCCAGGGAGGACGCCATGCAGCTGCTCGACTTCATCGAGATGCTGCTTCGCTTCTGCTACGAGTTCCCGTCGAGGGTTCGCAGAAAGTAGCCAACAGCCCCGCTCGCTTCGGCGTGCGGGGCCAAATTTATCTCGAATAATATAGCGATTGCCCTTGTATAATATACGGATTGCCCTATAATAGTAGACGTCGAAGGGAGGGAACCAAGTTGAATGACTTCATCAAGGACCTGCTAGTCACGACCTACGGCGCGGTCCTCGCCGTCGCTCTTCAAGAGCTGGTCGACTGGCTAAAGAAAAAGACCCGGAGGTAGCGTCTCCGGGTCCCAGCTCAAAGGTGGCCCGCTCGCGAGGGCGGGTCACCACATCGAATCCTAGGAGGTAAGACGCATGGATGCAAGGAGATGGGTTCTGTTCGGCGTCTCGTTCGTCGTCGCCTACGCCGTTCTCAGGCTCTGGAAGAACAGGAGGAAGTAATGGCACTCACCGACGCGCAGCGCCGCGCCCAGGAGGCGTACCGCAAGAGGAGCGTCAAGCAGGTCGCGGTGAGGTTCTACCCCGCCGAGGATGACTTGTGGGCGTGGTTATCGGCTCAGGAGAACAAGGCCGGGTACGTCAAGGCCCTCATCCGTGCGGACATGGAGGCGCACGGCGGCGCGGGCGAAGGCGGGCCAACTAGCCAGCTATCTAATTAGCCGCAGCTAGACCACAAAAAATCATGGCACGCCATGAGCACCCATGAGCAGCCCCGACACGCTTCCGGCGCGATATAACTAGACTGCGCAATAGCGCGAGACAATCAATCACGAGGGCGGTTCCCGGTTTCCCGGGGCCGCCCTTCTTCATGCCGAGGTGGCCCATGGTAACCCGCGAAGAGATGCTGCGAATCGCCCGACGCTACGACACGCTACCAGCCCGCGCGATGCTCGCGGCCCTGGGGTTCCCGCGCGAGGTGCCCACCCACAGGCGACGCCCCAGGGGCAACGTCCACGCCGCCGCCGACCGCGCACGGTACCGCGCCCTGCGTTGGTGCTTCCGCAACTTCGGCAGCCCCTGCCGGTGAGCGGCAACGCCCGCAGGGGCAACGGGCACCGCCGGGACTCCGTGCTCAGGTGGCTCCGCTCGCAGGGCGGGTGCTGCTGGATGTGCGGCCTGCCCATAGCCTATGGGGCACAAGCCGGGGACCCGCTCGCCTTCGAGTGCGACGAGCTCGTGCCTGTGTCTCGCGGTGGCTCGCCGTACGACCGCGAGAACGTCGCGCCCGCGCACCGCATCTGCAACAACTGGCGCGGCGCCAAGCCCGTCGGCTGGGTGCTGAGCGTGAGGTCGCGCGTCCTCGCCAGGTTCGGCCAGTGGTCGACCCCGCAGCAGTTCGTGGCCTTCGCCAAGGCGCTCGATGGCGGGCGCGCGCCGTCAGCGGCATCCGCGCCCAGGGTCACGACCGACTGGTAGGGGCGTTGACGGCGCGAAGGCCCACGGGGGTCTTTTGCGTGACGGCGAAAGGCCATCCCGCCGCACCAGGGCCGAAATACCCCCGAAGGCGACTTTTTATCGCAGCCGACACATACCAGCAGCTAGATAGGGATGTCTATGCTCATCTCGGACATAATCCCCTACGAGCGCAACGCGCGGCACAACGAGAGGGCCATCCCGAAGGTCGCGGAGTCAATCAAGGAGTTCGGGCTGCGCGGCACGATCGGACTGGAGTCGCGCGAGAACCCCGTCATCGTGTTCGGCCACACCCGCGTGGCGGCATGCAAGTCGCTGGGATGGACGGAGATACCCGACTCCAAGATCGAGTTCTGCGACGACCTCACGCCCGACCAGATAAAGGCGTTCCGCATCGCGGACAACAAGACCGGCGACATCGCGACTTACAACAAGTCGATGCTCCGCGAGGAAGTGAGAAGCCTCAAGGACTTCGACATGGCGCGGTTCGGCGTCGACTTCAAGAGCAAGGGGCTCGATTACGGCGCGGAGCGGCTCAAGACCGACCGCGCGTACAACCTCGACCTGGTCAACAGATTCGACTGCGCTCGCGACGGCTTCCCACCACTACCGATGGCAGACGTGGAGGGGCCGCGCGAGCTCCAGGGCTTCAACTACGCGAAGACCACCAAGGCGGCGGACAAGGCCGACCTCGGCTGCCACTTCTTCATCGACGACTACCAGTTCGAGCGGCTGTGGCAGCGCCCCGCGCACTACCTGGACGTGCTCAGGCCCTACCAGTGCGTGCTCACGCCGGACTTCTCGCTGTACATGGATATGCCCGACGCTATGCAGCAGTGGAACCGCTACCGCAGCGCGGCACTGGGTTACTACTGGTCGCAGAACGGCATCGCGGTCGTCCCCACGCTCTCGTGGGCGCAGCCGTCCAGCTACAAGTTCTGCTTCAAGGGCATCCCCAGACACTCCACCGTGGCGACCTCCACCGTTGGCGTGGCGCGGGACAAGGACGCACAGAAGGTCTGGAACGACGGCATGCGCGAGGCGATGCGCCGCCTGGAGCCGTCCCGCGTGCTGCTTTACGGCAAGAACGTCGGGTTCGACTTCGGCGGCTGCGAGGTCGTCGAGTACGAGGCAGGGGGATTCCATGGGCGGTAGAGGTTCGTTTTCCGTGACGCACGGAGGCGTTGTGACGTCGAGTGGCGGCGCTGGGTCGCTTTATATCTCGTCATCGGTCGAAACCCGCCAAGACATCCGGAAGATGTTCATTGACGAACTTGGTTTTAAGGAGCTGTACGGCACCAACGAGCTCTCAACTGCTCAGCTCGGCGCGCTCGGCATCCAGCTCAAGAAGCTGGAGAGGGAATACGGGACAATATCAGATGGCAAGACGTATCTATCCGTGACCAACAAGCCAGGAGTGCTTGGCGCCGCCATGCAGATGAAAGATGGTAGCAAGGTCATGTTCATTAACCCTGGCGAGCATGAGAACGTCGGTGCGTATAAGAGGACTTTGAGCAATTCGCAGAAATCCGGCTTTAAGACCAGGACAGACGGTAAAGCAACCAGCCAGTACAGCTACACCGTTCGTCACGAGTACGGACACCTCACGCAGTACAATCTGAGAAACGGCGCAACGGACAAAGCTGCGGACGATGGCGACGCTCGTATGCGGGCCGAGATTCGCGGTATCGCCAAGGCGAGATACGGCGCAAGGTCAGATAACCCGTCTGGCTATGGCTCAACCAATCGCCGCGAGTTCTTTGCGGAGAGCTTTGCGAGCATGACGGGCGGCAATCCCAACGCATACGGCAAGGCGATGCGCGATTGGTTCAAGATGCGAAAGTGAGATGATCGCAATTGTTCACTGATGACGGGAAAAAGGAATACGAGAAGTGGGCCAAATGGATTAGCGACGATTCATTCCAGTTCAGTCCCGATTTCGTGCCTGATGACGATACCCCTATTGGTGCTGTCGAGTATTACAAGAGCATGTATAAGAGCATGCTGCCGATGCTCGATTTCGACTCACCCGATTTCGAGTGGCCTACCGGAATCGGGCTCAACTGCTAGCTCTAAGGGTTCAGATTACCTAGCCGTCCTCCATGGGCGGCTTTTTTCATGCCGATTGGAGGCCGCGTGGCCAAGCTCACCAAGCCGCCCGGCGTCGAGTCGGACGAGTACAAGAGCGCCAAGTGGGACGAGCTGACGCGCGGCCGCGAGTTCGCGCAGTCCGACGCGCCCGCCCTGGCGCTGCTGTGCCAGTGGTACAAGATCGCGGCCACGGCCCAGGACGAGCTGGACTCGTTCGGCGGCCAGACCGCGTACACGAACGAGATGGGCGACCTCAAGGCCTTCCCGCAAATCGGCACGCTCAAGACGGCGAGCGCCGAAATCAGACAACTGAACAAGCAGCTCGGCATCTGCGACACCCACGAGGAGGCGGCGAGTGGCAAGCGACAGGCGACCATCCTCAGCCTCTCCTCAGAGCGCCACGAGAAGAGGCGGGCAGTCTCCCAGGGCTAGGGCCGCGAACGGGGACGTGAGGTACACCGAGGGGGAGGACTGCTGCGCCCTCTCGTCAGACCTGGGCATGGTCCCCCTGCCGTGGCAGGGCGGCGTCATCGACGACCTGTGCGCCCGCGACAGCCTGAACAACCCGAGCTACATCACGTACGGCCTGGACGTGCCGCGACAGAACGGCAAGAACGCCGTGCTCGAGGCCTACGAGGTCTACGTGCTCGCGGTGTGCGGCTGGCACGTCCTGCACACCGCCCACCGCGTCAAGACGGCCAAGAAGGCCTTCATGCGCCTCGTGCGCTACTTCACCGACAAGGCCCACCCCGAGATGTGCGAGCTGGTCGAGCGCATCCGCCGCACGAACGGCGAGGAGGCCATCCACCTCACGAACGGCGGCTCAATCGAGTTCAGCGCCCGAACCAACGGCAGCGCGCGAGGCTTCGACGACATCCAGCTGGTCGTGTTCGACGAGGCCCAGGAGCTCACCGACTCGCAGTACGACGCGATTATGTACACGCTCGCCGCCTCGTCCACGGGCGAGCGCCAGATCGTGTACACCGGCACCCCGCCCAACGAGGACAGCCCGGGAACCGTGTTCGCCCGCGTCCGCAGGGCCGTCCTGGCGGACGCGCCGCGCGGCTCCGCGTGGTCGAGCTGGGCCACGCCGAAGCTGCCGCCCAAGGGGGCCACGTTCGAGGACGTTCTGCCCGACGTATACGCGTCCAACCCGTCGATGGGATACATCCTCTCCGAGGGCTTCACCGAGACGGAGTTCGCGGGTGGCTCGCTCACGGGATTCGCGCACGAGCGACTCGGCTGGTTCAGCCCCGTCGTCGTCTCGCGCGCGGCCCTCGACGCCAGGCTGTGGCGCAAATCCGAGATTGACGCCATCGGAGGGGCCTACCCGGGCCGCGTGGCGTTCGGCGTCAAGTTCAGCCCGGACGGCTCGAGCTACGCGCTCGTCGGGTGCAAGCTCAGGGGCGGCCACGGGACGGACCGCAGGCATGCCGCCGTCGAGCTCATCGAGTGCGGCACCACGGCGGCCGGCACGTCCGCGCTCGCGCGCTGGCTCATGGAGCGCCGCTCAACCGCGTCCGTCGTCGTGATCGACGGCGTCAACGGCGCCGAGCCGCTGTGCTCGCAGCTCGCCGACATGGGCGCGCCGCGCGGGTACGTCGTGCGCCCGAAGACGTCCGACGTAGTCGCTGCATCCAGCTCGCTCGTTGACTCCCTGCGAGGCGGGACCGTGGCCCACACGCCGTCCGACGCGCTGGACGAGAGCGCCACGCGCTGCGTGCGCAGGCAGATAGGCTCGCGCGGCGGGTGGGGGTTCGCCGCGCCGGAGGACGGCAGCGCCGACCCGTGGCCCGTCGAGGCCGCGATGCTCGCCGTGTGGGGCGCGCGCATGACCAGACGCAACCCGAGGAGGAGGCAGAGGCTCCTTTGATAGTCAGGAACGAGAGCGGGAAGAACCCCGCCATGCCATCGCTGGACGCCGTGCCGGAGAGGTGGCGCGCCCGCGTTGGCGACCTTTTCGACACGTGGACGGACGTCATGGCGCGCAACCGCGTCCTGCGCGACTACTACGAGATGCACAACAGGCTGCGCGACCTGGGCATCTCCGTGCCGCCGACGCTCACGGGCATCAACTGCGTCACGGGCTGGTGCTCGAAGGCCATCCACGCCCACTCATCGCGCTCCGTGTTCGACGGCTACGTGTTCGACGGACAGGCGGACGGCACGCTCGACTCGCTCGTGAGGGCCAACCGCATGCGCTCCGCCTACCGCATGGCGTGCGCGAGCGCGCTCACCTACGGCGTGTCCGCGATGACCGTGATGCGCGGGGGCGCTGGCATGCCCGCCGCCGTCGTGCGCACGTACAGCGCCAACCAGTTCTGCGCGCTGTGGGACAAGGACGCCGGGCGCATCGCATGCGGAGTCGTGCTCGCCGACGTCGACCGTGGCGGGAACGCGACGCGCTACGTCTGCCACTTCCCGGACGCGGTGCTCACGCTCACTCGCTCGGACGCCGACGCCACACCGGCGCGCTGGTCCTGCGAGGTCGAGCCGAACCCGATGGGACGCCCCCTCATGGAGGTGTTCTGCAATGACCCCGACCCAGACCGGCCGCTGGGCCACTCCATGCTCACGCCGGAGCTGCTCGGCATCGTCGACAAGGCCATGCGCGACGTTCTGCGAATGGAGATAGGCGCGGAGTTCTTCACGTTCCCGCAGAGGTACATCCTCGGATGCGACGACGGCATCTTCTCCGCGCCCCCCGAGGACGAGGCGGGCGCCACGGACGGCAGGGAGCCGGACGTCGACGTCACGGACACCGCGACCGAGTGGGACCCCGCCGACGAGTCGGCCAAGCCCGCGAGGAAGTCGACCCCGCTCGAGCGCTTCAACGCGTACATCGGCTCGTTCATCGCAATCAACCGCGACGAGAACGGCGACCTGCCGCAGGTGGGACAGTTCCCCGCGCCGACCGCCGACAACTTCACGCGCGTCTTCGAGAACGACGCCCAGCGCTTCAGCGGCGCGACCAACGTGCCGCTCGCGCAGCTCGGCGTGCTATCCAACACCTACACCTCGTCGGACGCCCTGGGCGCGGCCAACGACCCGCTCATCCTCGAGGTCGAGCGCATCAACGCCGACAACAAGGAGACGCTCGAGGAGGTCGCGCGCATGATGATGGCCGTGGCGGGCGGGGTGCCGCTCGACGGCCTCACCGAACAGCAGCTCGGCGTGCAGGCGTACTTCCAGGACCCGTCCATGCCGACCATCGCCGCGCGCGCGGACGCGTGGACGAAGCTCGCGGGCGCGGACAACGGCATCGTGGGCACGGACGTCTACTACGAGGGCGTGGGGCTCTCGCGCCCGACCATCCAGCGGCTTCGCGCCGAGACCAGGCAGCAGGGGGCCATCGCGAGCCTCGCCCGCATGGCCGACGCCATGGAGGCGGCGGGCGCCGGCGGCGCCGGGAACGGCGGCGCACAGTGATAGACCGCGACGTGTTCGACCGCTACGACCGGGCGCTCTCCACGAACGCAGACCTCGTCGCGGCGGCCGTCGCGGCCCTCGAGAAAGAGATGGACGGGCTGGCCTTCGACGAGATGGTCGCCGCCCTCGAGTCGCGATACCGCGCCCTTGTCACCGAGTACGGCACCTACGCCGCCGCCGTGGCCGTGGAGTTCTACGCGCAGCAGCGCGAGGCCTCCCAGCCAGAGGCGGACTACGAGGCCGTCCAGTGCTACCCCAAGGACTGGGCGCTGCTCGCGGACGACGTGAGGACCGAGGCCGTCAGGGGGCGCGAGGTCGCCGAGGTGCTGCGCTCGCTCGCGGGCCGCTCCCAGCAGCGCGTCATGGCCTACGCGGACGAGACCATCGACCGCAACGCCACGCTCGACCCGGCGCGCCCGAAGTGGGCGATCGTCCCGCACGTCGGCGCGTGCGCGTGGTGCGTCACGCTCGGCTCCTTCGGGTTCGCCTACGGCTCCAAGAGCGTGGCGGTCAACGCGCGGCACCCGTGGTGCAAGTGCACGCCCGCGCCCGACTTCGACCGCGACAAGCCATACCTGAGCGGGTACAACCCGGAGGAGATGTACGACGCCTACCGCATGTGCCAGGACGCGGTGCGGGACGACGCCGAGCGCAGGTGGGCGGCCATGTCCAAGGAGGAGCGCTCGCGCTACACCAGCGCGGGCCGCATCCACAAGGACGGGACGCGCGGCAAGCGCCGCGTCGACTACCAGGCCTACCTCAAGCGCCGCACCGTCGAGGAGATGGGCAGGCGCGACAGGGGCTGGCTGCAAGGGCTCGAATACGACGATGAGTTCAAAATCTTGGACGGGGCAAGGCCGTCAAAACTGGAGAAAGATACGGCGGCGCGCCTTATCGAAGATGGCATCATGCCGACATTCAGGCCGACGCGAGACCTCGAAATGCTAAAGACGTCAGACGTGTTCATTCCTGGCGCATCTGGCGTAATGGAGGAATGGGACTTCAAGCGCCCGACCGGCAACGGGACCCAAACCATCTATCACCAGTTCGAGGAAGCCGCCGGACAGGCGCACAAGGTCGTAATCGACTTGAGGGGCACGGCGCGCGGCGGCAGATATTCGGACGACTCATACGCACTCGGTATGACGGCTAAGTTCATCGCCTACGAATACAAGATCGAGAGTGGCGTAGAAAAAGGGGCAGGATGGCGCTTCGACGAGGCCATCGTCATAACGCAGTCAGGCTCGATAAAAAGAGTGACGAGGTGAACTAGCCCCCCCTGGTTAGGTCAGCGGGAGATTTCACCTCGTCGATTCAATTCTACCCCAAACCGCCCCGTGGGTGGGTGGCGTCGACGCGCCTGAAACAGTCAAGCCGCGAAGACACGCAACGCGCGGCGAATCAGCCGAATCAAGCCCCGACCGGGGCTTTTTTCATACACGCTCGCCACGGGCGGCAACCGTGGCACCAACCGCGCAGGCCGGGAAAGCCTGCTCGCACACTCCCGAGCGGGAGGGAAACGACAGAAGGGACCTGCACATGCCAAACGACTTCGAGCCGATCACGAGCCAGGAGCAGTTCGACCAGGCCATCAAGGCCCGCATCGAGCGCGCCCAGGCCAAGGCCGTGGAGCGCTTCGCCGACTACGACGACCTCAAGGCCAAGGCGGAGAAGCTGGACGACCTCGAGAGGACGTCCAAGGCGGACATCGACGCCGCCAACGAGCGCATCCGCGAGCTGGAGGACGCCGCCGCCAAGCGCGACGAGGCCGACGCCGTGAGGGAGGCGCGAGACCGCGTGTCTCGCGAGACCGGCGTGCCGGCGTCGCTGCTCCAGGGCGAGACCGAGGAGGACATGGCCGCCTCGGCCAAGGCGCTCAACGACTTCGCGCTGAGCAAGGCCCCCGGCTACCCGCTCGACAAGGGCGGCGCGGCCAAGGCCGACCCGGCGCTGACGCGCAGGTCCATCGAGGAAATCAGGAACCCGGCCCAGCGCGTCATGGCGCGCGCGGCCAACATCAGCCTCTACCAGTAGGGAGAAACAACATGGCAACCATCGCCAACACGTCCGACTCCGCAGCCCTCAACGCCGCCCTCGACCAGGAGTTCGTCAAGAACTTCCAGGGCGACGCCACGCGACTCATGGAAATCCTCGGCATCTTCGGCGTCGAGACGGTCGCCGCCGGCACCGCGCTCAAGATGCTCAAGGTCACCGGCGCGCTCAACAACTCCAAGACCGACGCGTCCAAGTCCCCCGACACCGGTGCCGCCGCCGTCACCCTCGGCTCCAGCTCCGGCACCGCCTACGTCGAGGGCGACGAGGTGGCGCTCTCCAAGTTCAGCGCCGAATACGAGGCCGTGGGCGAGGTCGTGGCGCGCCCGTACCGCAAGATGACGACCGCCGCCGCCATCCAGAAGTCCGGCTACGTCAACGCCGTCCTCAAGACCGACCAGAAGATGGAGTCCCTGCTCTACGCGGACGTCGTGTCCCAGTTCTTCACGTTCCTCGCCACCGGCACCGGCACCGCCACTGGCAAGGGCCTCCAGGCCTGCGCCGCCAACGTTGACGCCACACTCGGCGACACCCTCGAGACGAACGGCGACTCCACGTCCCGCATCATCCACTTCGTGAGCCGCCAGGACGCGGCCGAGTACATCGGCGGCGCGACCATCACCGACCAGAGCGCCTTCGGCCTCACCTACCTCGAGAACTTCCTGGGCCTGACCAACGTGTTCCTGACCAACAAGGTCGCCAAGGGCACCATGTACGCCACGCCCGCCGAGAACCTCCACCTGTTCGGCACGGACTACTCCGCGCTCGCCCAGGCCGGCCTGCCGTACGCCACCGACGCCGACGGCCTCATCGGCATCGCCCACACGCCCGCCTACGACCACGTCTCCGTCGAGACGAACGTCCTCACGGGCTGCACCATCTTCCCGGAGGTCAAGGACTACATCGTCAAGGGCAGCATCTCCGCCAAGTAAGGGGGCGCAATGGCGTCTTACGCAACGGTTGAGCAGTACCGCGTCGACACGCTCGACGAGTCGAGCGACGAGGCGAGGGTCACGGCCGTGCTAGAGCAGCAGAGCGCCAAGCTCCGCGCCACGCTCGGCATCGGCGAGTCCCGCACCCTGTCGGGCGACGCGGCCACGCTCGCGCGCCTGCTCGTGACCGACGCCGCCCGCAAGCAGCTCGTCCCGCCCTCCTTCGAGGGCGTGGGCGAGGTCGCGGGCGCGACCCAGACGAGCTTCACGGCAAACGGGTTCCAGGGGAGCTACACGCTCGCCAACCCGTCCGGCTCCGCCTACTTCGACCGCTCGAACCTCGCGGCGCTCAGGAAGCTGCTCGGTCGCGGGCAGCGCATCGGCGTCGTGTGCCCGTCCTACGGGGGTGGGCGATGCTAGGCGAGGAAGTGGCCGTGCTCAGGCGAAGCCAGACGGGCACGGACTCCATGGGCGAGCCAACGTACGAATGGGCGGCAGAGCTGGTTGGCGGGTGCCTCGTGCGCCCGCTTGACGGCTCGGACGCCACCGCCGCCGACGCGCCCGACGGGAGGCGCTGCGAGTACCGCGTCGCCTTCCCGAAGTCATGGACGGCCACCGCCGCGCCACTCGCGGGGTGCCGTGTGGCGCTCGTGGCGCGAGGCATGGACGCCGACGACCCGGACGGGGCGCTCCGCGTCTCCGGCTCGCCAGACCGCACCGCGCCGTGCCCCACACGATGGGACATGGCCGCCGACGTGTGGAGGGCCGATGGCTGACGCGTTCAGGTTCGAGGGCTTCACGCTCGACCGCGCGGGCGTCATCGAGATATCCAAGTCCGCCGCCGTCCAGTCCGCCCTCGGCTCGATAGCGTCCTCCATGGCCAACAGGGCCAACGCCGAGGCATCCACGCGCATCAGCGACGAGGACGCGACCTTCACCAGGAACGGCCACGAGATCGCGCGAAAGCGGCCGTACGAGGCCGAGGTCAAGGCCATCCGACGGACGGCAATCGGCATCGTGTCGACCACTGGCGAGCAGGGGATGCGCGACCAGTCGCTCAACCACACGCTCGACGGCCTCAACCACTAGGGGGCGGCATGAGAAGGATTGACGTCCAGGGGCGGCTGCGGGCCGTCCTGGCCAGCGCCCTGCCCGGCGTCGAGGTGCGCGTCCGCGTGCCCGACCCGAGGCCCGCAACGCTCGTCGTGGTCAGGCGCGAGGGCGGCGCCGCGGCCAACTCGCTCGTCGACCGCGCGGGAGTCGGCATCCAATGCTGGGCGGCGACCGAGGCGGAGGCCTACGACCTCGCCGAGAGGTGCTCGCGCGCCATGCGCCGCCTGCGCATGGCCGACGGGTTCGGCCCCGTGACGGAGGAGTCGCTCCGCAGCGACTACGACGAGGTCCGCGGTAGCCCCAGGTGGTACGGGAGCTACACCGTGACCGCATACGCAGAACAAGAGGAATAGATAGGAGCCACACATGGCAGAAAACCATGAAACTGCACAGACCAGCGCGGTTCTCAGCGACATCGACCCGACGCTCTCCACCGTCGGGAAGCCGGTGGACGGCGGCTGCGTCTGGTTCAACTTCGACCCGGACGGCGCCCAGCTGCCCACCAACGCCACCACCAAGATGTCGACGCTCACCGGATTCGAGAGCGTCGGCGAAATCTCCGATGACGGGCTGTCGTTCACCAAGTCCGTCACCGCCGACAAGAAGAAGGGCTGGCACAACGAGACCATCCTCTCCGCCGTCTCCGACGAGGAGCGCACGGTCAAGATGACGCTCGTCGAGCCGAACCGCCCGACCGCCGCCAAGGCCTACTACGGCGCTGCGAACGTCGAGGCCGACACCGACGGCTCGGTCAAGCACATCAAGGACGTGGCGGGCACCTCCATCGCCGTCGCGGTGGTCGTGGACGAGCTCGAGACCAACGGCAAGCTCCGCCGCACGGTCATCCCGAAGATGACCATCGACAGCTTCGACGACGTGTCCCACAAGGCGGGCGACCTGCTCGGCTACGGCATCACGGGCACGATCCTCAAGAAGGCCGACGAGACCGCGCTCAAGCACATCTACCGCGCCAAGCCCGCGGAGTAGGGGGGGAGAGACATGAGGACAGAGGCGCTTAACGCCATGACCGACGAGGAGCTGGAGCAGTACGCCCGCATGCTCGGATTCACCACGAAGGCCGCGAAGTCCCACGACGCCAAGGTCCGGCTCATCGTCAAGCGCCGCGAGCGCGGCGTGGACGTGAGCGTCCTGGGCGTCGACCTCCGCTTGCCGGTCCGGGCGGCGCACGACCTGCGCTTCACGCAGCTCGTCAACAAGCCCGATCGCACGGACGACGACATCGAGGCGGCGATGGCCATGCTGCTCGGAGATGAGCAGATGGGCGCGCTGCGCGAGGCCGCGACCGAGGACGACGGCACCGTCGACCAGGACGCGCTCGCGTTCGCTTACGCGCGAATCCTCTCGAGCGACGAACTAAAAAACTTCTAGCGCTCGCCACGATCGAGGACGCGCGCCTCCGCGACCTCAGGCACGACTTCAGGGCCTACTACCACGTGGCCTACGAGGACGTGCCGGTCGCGGAGGCCGTCGACCTCATATCCACCCTGTCGGACGGCTCGCGCACCGCATCGGCTCTCTCACCCTCGCGGTCGTGGTCCCCGGAGATGCAGCGGGCCGCCGACGTCATCGACGCGATGTGGGCCGTCGCCACGTGGCAGGCGGGAGGCGTGACGCAACGCCAGGCCATGGAGCGGGCCCCGCACGTCGTGCGCCCGTGGGAGCGCGAGCAGGGCGTGCGCGAGGCCGCCGAGGCCCGACGCCGCGCCGCCGCCGTGCGCGAGCGGATAGAGAACACGAAGTGGGAGGAGGACGATGGCTAACGTAGGCAAGGCGTCGCTTCTCATCGTCCCCAAGTTCGACAACCTGACCGGGAGCGTCAACAAGGCGCTCGTCGCGGCGGGGGCGGCCGCGTCGGCGTCCGGCTCCGCGCCCGGCGAGAAGACCGGTTTCGGGTTCGGCAGGGGACTGGGTGCGTCCGGTGCCGTCATCGGCGCGTTCTCGACCATCACGGCAAAGGCGATGGACTCCATCTCGAGCCACGTCGGCTCCGCCGTGAGTCGCTTCGACACGCTCAACAACTACCCCAAGGTCATGCAGTCGCTGGGCTACAGCTCGAGCGCCGCTGAGTCTTCAATCGCCAAGATGAGCGACCGCCTCTCGACGCTGCCAACCAAGCTCGATAGCATGGTGAGCCTCGTCCAGGGTCTCGTCACCACGACGGGCGACCTCGACAAGGCCACGGACGTTGGCCTCGCGCTCAACGACATGCTCATCGCGTCCGGCAGCTCGACCGAACTGGCGAGCGCCGCCATGGAGCAGTTCCGCCAGATCCTCTCCAAGGGCAAGCCCGAGATGCAGGACTGGCGCAGCCTCACCGCGGCCATGCCCGGCCAGATGGACCAGCTCGCCAAGTCGCTGCTGGGCCCGACCGCCAACGCCAACGACCTGTACAAGGCCATCGGAGGCGGCGGCGAGGAGGCCACCATCTCGCTCGACCAGCTCATGGACAAGATGGTCGAGCTGGACACCCAGGGCGGCGGCAGCTTCGCGAGCTTCAAGGACCAGGCCGAGACCGCCGTAGGCGGCGTGCGGACGTCCATCGACAACATGGGCAACGCCGTCACCAAGGGCATCGCCGCAACGATGAACGCCATCGGCAAGGAGAACATCTCCGGCGTCATCAACGACATCAAGACCGGCATCCAGACGGGTTTCGCCGTCTTCAACTCCGTGGTGCCGCCCGCCGTGCCCGTGCTCAAGGGCCTGTGGGGCACGCTCAAGGACGTGGCGCCGACCGCCATCACGGCGGGGGCCGCGTTCGCGACCATGAGCAAGGGAGCCAGCGCGTTCGGGGCCATCAAGTCCGGACTCGGCGTGTTCCCCAAGCTCGTCGACGCGTTCCAGCTCGCGGCGGGCGGCGCGGGCACGCTCACCGAGGCGTTCGAGGCCGCCGGACTCGCGATCAACCCCATGACGCTCGGACTCGGGGCGCTCGCCGTCGCCGTTGGCGTTGGCGTGACGGCCTACACGACGTGGAAGACCAAGACCGACAACCTCGCCAAGTCGACCCAGGGCCTGAGCGACGCCGTGGCCCGCGCGACCTCGCTGTCCGACTACCAGGGCCGCATCGACGGCGTGGGCCAGAGCGCGGGGTTCTCCGCGAAGTCCGTCGACCAGCTCGCCGAGAGCATGGCCAAGTCCGTCGACAGGATGAACGAGAACACCGAGGCGGCCGAGACGACCATCTCACAGCTCAACACGGCCCGGCAGATAGTGGACGACTCCATCGGCAAGACCGACCTCTCAACCGATGCGCAGGGACGGCTCCAGTGGGCGCTCTCGACGCTCAACGACCAGCTCGGACTCAACATCTCGAGCCAGGACGTCCTCAACGGCAAGTACACCGACGGAGAGGGCAACGTCCAGGACCTCAAGCAATCGATTGACGACCTCGTGGAGGCCAAGAAGCGCGACGCGCAGATGAGCGCCATCACGGCGAACCTCACCGAGGCGTACAACGACCAGGCCGACGCGGCGGACGCGCTGGCGGACGCCCAGAACAAATACAACGACCAGGTTAATCATCTGATGGACGTGCACCCGGACTGGACGCGCCAACAGGCCGAGGACCTTGCGAGCCGCCAGGAACAGGGCCGCACGCTCCAGAGCGTGCGGCAGCAGTACGACAGCGCCACGGACGCGGTGAACAAGTACACCTCGCAGCTCGGCGACGCAGCCGCCGCGACCGACGGGGTGAACGACGCGATGCAGCAGTGGGCCAACGGGACGGGGCCGCTCTTCGAGAGCCAGCTCTCCAGCCACGGGCAGTCGCTGACAGCGCTCACCGAGGACCTGCGCACGCTCGGCGCGAGCACGGACGACCTGGGCAAGCTCTCAGCCGACCAGCTCGAGCAGCTGGCACGCGACTACGACGGCACAACGACCTCCATCGTGTCCGACCTCGGCGAGTGGGGCGTAGGCATGGACGAGAGCGCCGCCAAGGCCGCGCAGGCCGCGGGCGACATCAAGTCCGCGCTCGACGGCATGGACGGCCTCGCCGACAAGCTCGACGGGGTTGGCGTCAACGTGTCCGACCTCTCGCAGGCCCTCGCCGACGCGGGAGTGTCGACCGAGACGCTGAACCAGATCGGCTCGGACAACCTCGGCGCGCTCGCGGAGGCCTGCAACGGCGACGTCTCGCAGATGGTCGCCATGTTGCAGATGTACAACGGCACCCCGCTCGTCAACAAGGACGGCTCCATCAACGTCGACGACGTCAAGCTCGTCGACGCCCAGGGCAACCTGTACACGTGGAACGGCTCGCAGCTGCTCGACAAGGCGGGCAATGCCGTCGTGGACGACGTGAGCGTCACCGACGCGCAGGGCCACAAGGTGGAGTGGAACGGGTCGAACCTGCTGTACAAGAGCGCCGACGGCACCGTCCATGACCTCATGAGCAGCTCCATCCAGCAGCGCGACGAGTGGAACCGCACGGGGCTCAACAACTACAGCGCGACGGGCAAGATTGACATCTTCGCCAACATCCGACAGACCATCTCGAGGGTCTTCGGCCACGCTCGCGGCGGCATCCGCCCGCACGCGGACGGAGGCATCATCCCGCGCTTCCACGCCCAGGGAGGCGCCATCGCGACCTGCGCCGTGCCGCTCGACATCGTGGGCGAGGCGGGGGCGGAGGCGATCGTGCCGCTGACGAACAGCAAGTACTCGGAGCCGTTCGCACGCCAGATAGCCAAGCAGATGAGGGGTTTCGGCGCGGGCGGCGACACGTACTACATCAACGCGCAGGCGACGGACGACCAGCAGGTAATCGAGGCCGTCAAGCTCCTCGTGAGCCGCGCCTCGCGCCAGTCCCGCGTCTACGCATAGGAGGGCCAATGTCTAGCGCATGGGGAAACCAGGTAGAGCGCTGGCGCGCCGGAATCAACGCGTGGGTCACCTCCGAGACCGACACCACGGCCACCATCCGCGTGGAGACCGTCTGGCAGTCAGTGGCGTGGGGCTACAACGTCTCGAACGGCGTCTCGGCCTTCTGCGACTGCGGCGGCTCGGACACGCCCTACGTCGGCACGGGCGGCGTCTACGCCTCGACGGGCGAGACCCGCACCATCTCCATGTACACGCGAGACTTCACCGTCCCGAAGACCGGCAGCGACCGCGACGTGCAGTGCGGCGCGGGCGTTCGCCTAGCGGGCGGCTACCACGACGGTACGAGCCGCGCATACTGCACCGTCCGCATCTCCCACCGCACGTGGTACCAGCCGCGCAGGCCAGCCAGCTTCGCCGCGAAGCGCTCGAGCGACACGTCGCAGTCCCTCACGTGGGCGGGCGACTACACGGGCCTGGACGGCGGCTACCCCTGGTCGGGCGTCTACGTGGACCGTGGCAGGGACGGCGCCACGCCCTCCAACCTTGCCACGCTGGGCTGGGCGGCAACAAACTACAGCGACAACTCGACCGAGGCGGGCCACCGCTACGACTACCGCCTCTACAGCTACGGCCCCGGCGGCACCTCGCAGGCCACCGACACTCTGACGCTCTACACCACGCCAATCGCGTGCGCCCTGCTCGAGGCGTACAAGCCCACGGCCACCACCGTCGGGCTCAGGGCCACGGGCGCCCCGGCCTACGTGGACTCCTGGGAGTTCCAGGCATCGACCGACGGCGGGACCACGTGGGCGGACGCCGTGTTCGACGGGGACTGGGTGTGCGCGGACCCGCCAAAGGGAACCGTGCGCTTCCGCGTGCGCGCGCTCAAGTCCTCCGGCGGCTCGTCGCCCGTGACGCTGTACGGCGCGTGGGCGGAGTCCAACGACGTCGCCACGCTGTGCGCCCCGCTCGCGCCCCTCGTGAGCGTGCCGGACGTCGTGGCCACGGGCACCTCGCTCACCATCGCGTGGGCGCCCAACCACCCCGACGCGACGCCGCAGACAAAGGCGCAGGTGGAGGTCACCGACCAGGCGGGCGCGACCACCACGACCGACGCCGCGGGCGCGGAGACGACGCTCGTGCGCCCGGCGGCGTCACAGGCCGCGGCCGGCTCGATTAGGGTCCGCGTGCGCACCCACGGCGAGTACGACGCCTGGGGCGAGTGGTCGAGCTATGCCATCGTTCGAGTCGCCGTCGCGCCGAGGGTCGCGTTCTCCGCGCCCACGGCTGGCATGACGCTCGCAGCGCTGCCGTTGTCGGTGGCGTGGGCGGTCACGGACGAGACGGGCGTGTCCGAGCAGTCGCTCTCCATCGCGGGGCCGTCCGGCGCGACCGTCTGGTCTGCCAGTCCCGGCAGGGGCGTCCGCTCGCTCTCGGTCGGCTCTGAGGCGGGGTTCCTCAACTCGACGGACTACACGCTGACCTACTCGATGCGCGCGGGCTCTGGCCTCACGCTCACCAAGGCCATCGCCTTCAAGACCAGGTGGGCGTCACCCGACGCGCCCGACGTGTCCGTCACGTTCGACTCGTCGCTGGCGGCCCACGTCCGCGTGACGGCGGCGACGACCGGGATCGCGGCCGTGTCGTTCGACGTGGCGCGCGTGTCCGGCGACGGGCGTCTCCAGCTCGGCACGAGTCTCAGGAGCGGCCACGAGGTCATCGACCGCCTGGCCCCGCTCAACGTTGCCTATTCCTACGAGGTCACGGCCCATGCGGCCACGGGCGCGACCCTGGTCACCACCACCACCGTCACGAACGAGGCGGGCGCGGCCGCGCTCAACTTCGGGCGCGACGCGGGCGAGTGCTGGCTGGGGCTCTACGACCCCGGCCACTCAAAGGACGTGAGCCACGACGCGACCGCCGTCCACCTCTTCAACGGCAACGACCTGCCGGAGGTTTACACGACGGGCGAGCGCGACGTCACGCGCTCCTACTCGTTCTCGGTGGGGGAGTCCGACTTCAAGCGCCTAGACGCGATGTGCAACGCCCACCCCTACGGATGGGTGCGAGAGCACGACGGCGAGCGCGCGTTCGGCATCGTGAGCGTGTCGTCGTCTCGCAGCGCGCCCGGTTGGCGCAGCGTCTCGCTCAAGTTCACCGACTGCTCGTGGAGGGAGCCAAACGTTGGCTAGCGACTTCTGGTGCGAGCCGTTCGAGGCGAACTACCGCGTCATGGCGGTGGACCGCTCGACCGGCTACGAGACGCGCCGCCTGCCGAACGTGTCGGGCGGCAGCGTCACGCGCAACCAGGACACGTCCACCTTCGAGAGCGCCACGATCGCGATTCAGGGCCCCGTGGGCGAGGTCCCCGACCTCGTGAGAATCTACCTCGACGCCACGAGCCAGGTCACGGGCGAGTCTCGCAGCGTTGCGCTCGGCACCTTCCTCGTCTCGCTCCCCAAGCGGGAGGTGGACGGGGCGACCGAGAGCACGAGCGCCGACCTCTACGGTCGGCTGCGCGAGCTCGCGGACGACGACTTCGACGCGCCTTACACCGTCGCCGCCGGGTCTGACGCGGTGGCGGTGGCGGCTGGGATAGCCCGCGCGGCGGGCCTCGAGGTCATCGCCGACCCAAGCGACTACCGCACGACGGCGGAGTGGACGTTCGGCGTGGGCGGCGGCGGGGACGACCACCCGGACACCAAGCTCAAGGCGATAAACAAGCTGCTCGACGTCGCCGGGTTCTCCGCCGCCAAGACGGACGCGATGGGGCGCGTGGTCATGGCCAAGTACGCCAAGCCGCAGGACAGGCCCGTCGCGCGGACGATGCGCGAGGGGGCCGGGTGCACCGTCAGGCGCGAGCTCACGGACGAGCTCGACCGGCTGGCCGTGGCGAACGTCATCCACGTCGACTACACGACGCAGGAGACGAGCGTTCGCGGCACCGCCGTCGATGACGACCCCGACAGCGAGTGGTCGACCGCGAGCGTGGGGCGTCGAATCGTCAAGCGCTACGAGTACCAGGACCTGCCCGCCGGGGCCGACGCGCAGGCGGCCGCGAACCTCAAGGCGGCGGAGCTGCTGGCGACCGACCGCTCAATCCTGCGCCGCGTCACGCTCGCGTGCGCCTGGTGCCCGGTGGGCGTGGGAGACGCCGTGCGCGTCGACATCCCCACGGCGGGCGTGTCGCGCGACTACGTGGTCAGGACGCAGGAGATAGACCTGGGGCCGATGTGCGCCCTGCGCATGGAGATGCGCAACTTCGGGAGGTAGGACTATGGCCAATGAGCTCGCGATCGCGATGCGCGACGCTGGGACGGAGCTGGCCGAGACGTTCGCGAATCGCGACTCGTCCGGCTCGCGAACGAGGTACGGCACGGTCATGGCGAACAACGGCGCCACGCTTGACGTGGAGCTCGCGGGCGGCAGCGTGTCCGGCGTCCCGATGACCACGGCGTGCGTCGGGGCGCGTGCGGGCGACCGCGTGCTGCTCACCGTGGACGGGCCGCTAATCACCGCGACCGGCATCCTCGCGACCGCTGATAACGGCCCTTATGTACCGGAGGTCATCGTGCGGCAGGGCTGCTACCACGTCGGCAACGTCGGCCCCGGCAGCGGCGCGAACGTGACGGTCCCACTCTCGATGCCGTCGACCGACTACGCGATTTCGATCACGAACGCGACGAGCGGTGACGGTTGGACGAAAATCTGCTTCTCCGCCCCAAACAACCTGCGCAAGAACGGGTTCGACGTCGCCGTGTGGAACGACACTAACTACACGACGCTCAACGTCTGGTTCTGGTGGTCCGCGCTCCTCGTTAGATAGCGGCCCTTATGTAAGACTCTTCACGGGAACGACGGTCAAGTTGGTGGCCTCTGAAACATCCGTCACGCTGTTCACGAAGGCAGAATTCGTTGCGAAGTTCGGTCGCGAGTTCAGGACCGAGACCGACTTCGCAGGTGTCATGAATGGCGACTGCGTGAATATCCCCGTGCACGTGGACGACGCGCAGTACGACCGCATAGACGGGCGCATATACGTCACCTTCGACCGGGTGTGGACCACCAACATCAGGATTAACTGGCTCGTCGCGCTCGGCTCCTAAGCGCGCCACCCGATGACGCGGACAACGGACGGGCCGATGGCGTTCAGGACGCTGCCACCCGCTGACAGCTCGTTGTAGTCCTTTGGGCCGATCGACCACGACTTGCCGTCGTCCGTTATCACGAAGCGCGACATCTTGATGAAGGCCCTCTTGTCCCCACCGTTGAACGCCTTGAGGGAGAACATCATCGTGTCGTAGCCGAATGTGCCGTCACCGAAGCTTATGCCCGGCACCTTGCAGTAGCAGCGCGTCCACTCGCTGGTGCTGCCCATTATCTCCAGGAAGGCGAACTGCCTGATAGAGACGCTGCCCGAGACGGTTCCAGGGTAGGTTCCCGGCCTCGCGTCAGACGAGTAGAGGATGACATAAGGGCCGTTATCGCCACGGGGGACTCAACCCCCAACATCCAATGCAAGCAACGTAAGAAGGGAGCCTAGATGCTCTACGGAATCATGGCCGGGGACCGCGTGATGCTGGTCGCGTCCGAGGCCGAGGGCAAGCCCGTCACGGAGACGGCCAAGCCCGACGCGCCGGAGGGGTACGTGGCGCGAATGTCGTGGTCAGACGCCGGCTCGTCCATCACGCAGGTGTGGGAGGTCGTCCCCGCCGAGGGCACCGCCGCAGAGGCCGCGCTCGCGCTCGCGCAGATGCAGGCCGCGTCGCTAAGCGACGACGACGCGCTTAAGGTACCCGCGCTCTACCCGCGGTGGGTGGCGGCTCACAGCTACGCCGAGGGCGACCGGTTCACGCACGCGGGCAAGCTCTGGAAGGCCCTCAAGGCCCACCTGAGCGCCGCCAACGCCGCTCCCGGGCAAGCTCCCATGCTCTACGCCGAGGTGCTCCCCACGGGTGGCGTGGAGGCCCCCGAGTGGGCGAGCGGCCACGCCTACGCCAAGGGCGACCGCGTCACCAAGTACGGACAGACCTACGAGTCGCTTATGGACGGCAACACGCTCGAGCCGGGCACGTTCGGCTCTGAATCCGCGTGGAAGCAACTGACGGCGTAGGGGAGGCGCGAATGGAAGAACTAGCCCGCGCGGCCGTGCAATGGGCCGTGCCGGTTGTCCTCGCGGCCCTCGCGGCGTCGCTCATGCGCCTGTACCGCCTGATGGACGCGATGCAGGAGGGCACGAGGACGATGCTCAGGAGCCGCCTCGTGGACCTCCACGAGCGCTACGTCGTGAGCGGCAAGGGTTGCCCGGACTGGGTCAAGCAGGAGGCCTCGCAGGTCTACGGGGCCTACCACGGGATGGGCGGAAACGGCACCGGAACCCACTACTACGAGGAGATCATCAACGCCCCTATCAGGGGAGAGATGGAGGGATGACCATGGAGAAGTACGAGGAATGGGCAGTCGCGGCCCTCACCCGCGCAGTCAAGACGGCGGCGCAGACCGCCGTCGCGCTCATCGGCACCGGAAGCGTTGGATTCACCGACCTCGACTGGCTGCAGATCGCGAGCGTGTCCGGCGTGGCCGCCATCGTGTCGCTGCTGACAAGCGTCGCGACCGACCTGCCCGAGGTGGGCGGCGCGCAGCCGGGACCGTCTCACGAGGGCGGCGAGTAGCGTGTCGCTGACCCAGCGCGAGGCGTTCGCGCGCCTCATGGAGCACATGTGCCGCCACGACGGCGACGGCGGCCACGGGTACAGCCAGGTCGACCGCATGGGCGACGGCACCGTGGAGTGGGTGGACCTCGGGGACGGCGTGAGGGTGTCCGTCGCGGGCGGCGACCGCGACTGCTCTAGCGGCATCGTCACGTGCCTGCGCGCGGTCGGCATCGACACGCACGGCGCGAGCTACACGGGCAACATGCGCGAGGAGCTGCTCAAGAGCGGCGCGTTCGTCTGGCACCCCATGGGTGACGGCTACGTGGCGCGGCGCGGCGACATCTACCTCAACGAGGGGCACCACACGGCCATGTGCACGAGTGCGGACCCCGACATGCTCGCGCAGTTCAGCCGCTCCGAGACGGGCGGCATCCGGGGCCGCACCGGAGACCAGGACGGCTACGAGTCCAACATCCGCAGCTACTACAGCTACCCGTGGGACGGCAAGCTCGCCTGGGCGACCGACGGCGGCACCATCGGAGGTAACGTCTCGGACGTGGCCGACGCGACCGACCCGGACCTGGGCGACACGCGCTACTGGGGCCCCAAGTTCTCCCGCGCCATGCAGGCGCAGCGCGGGACGCCCGTGGACGGCGTGATCTCCGGCCAGGCGAGCGAGCAGCGGCCCTACCTGTGGGCCATAGACACGTCGACCATCGAGTACGGCGGAGGTGGCTCGCCGCTCGTCGAGAGCCTGCAGGCGCTGTGGGGCTCGGACCCGGACGGCTACCTCGGCCACAAGACCGTGGCCGACGAGCAGCGCTGGCTC